TTACTATCTTCATAGTTACAAAGATAGAACCTACCATTGATGTAATAAACATCTGAATACTTCCCACCAGTCAACTTAGTAATTGACCCATCTTCATTAAGTCCAGCATAGATAGCACTTGCACGCCTTCCAATTACATCTTCTTTCCAGCGCCTGATATATGCAACCTGTTTACCAGTTTCAACATAGTTCTTAATGCTTTCAGTGAGTAACGCATACGTTTTACCGTTTGAACGTTCACCAAAGATCATGTTATATGTTGCCTTCTTATTTTTAATTTTATTAATGCTGTAAAATTTACTCATAATGTTTTGTTCACTCCCTTATAAAATTCACCTTTGCGTAGGTGGTCAATGAAAGACTTAAACTCAATTGCTAGGCTTAATGTAAAATCACATGGTTCAAGATGTACACCAGATTCAGTTACAATGTGTGATTCATGCCCTTGAAAGTCAACACACATAAAATCATGTTTAGTATCAATGTATGTGTGTGTCATTTTACCAGTACCAGTAGCTGGTATATATAACTTGTCGTTAAACATGCTGAACACTTTATCATTGTCACCATTGGCTAGTTTTTCCATGTGTAACAAGCCGTTCTTTTTGGATAAACCAGCAACCGTTAAACTAAGTTTACCATCTTTTTCAATCATGTACCGTTTTGCACCAAGCGTCTTAAACCTATCGTATATGCCTTCACTATCCCACACGCCAATAGGTTTAACAACACCTTCAATTGTCTTAGGTGCTAACAGTTCTTTATCAATATCATACGTCTTAACCATTAAATCAAGTTTCTTATCAACGATATTGTTGTATGATCTGATATAGTCCATGTGTGATTCAATGTTCAAACACTTCAATGAATCAGTATCACTATATACATAATCGTTACCAACGTTAAGAATACCAGTCCATAAGTTGCGCCTTGCATAAGCTGTAACAAACACACCCCACGGGTAAAACAAGAACCGCTTTTTAGCTTTGTTGTATTTACCAATTTGTTCATCTAAATCAGCAGGTTCAAATGACCAGCCGTCATTGTTTGTGTATGTGTTTGTTTCCTGAACAATATCAGTAACGCTCATACCATAAACACTGTTTAACATGCCTTTACTTGTAAGATATTCAACTTCCTTACCCTTGACACGCTTTAACGTTGTCTTCTTTTGGTACAGATCAAGAATACTGTTAATGATTGCTTTAGGTAGGAAGCCTTTTTGATATGCTATCACATTACCGATTCTCATGCTATCCCATGAGTAAACTTTTTCAATGATACTATAATCAACGTTTGTAATTGTTGTAGCTAACTTACTTGCTACAACCACACGCCCGTTATTTACAACTTTACCATCAAGTTTCCAGCACTTTGATTCACTGATATATGATTCAGGCTTAAAAGTGTTTAACAAGTTGGTAAATTCAACATCAAATACAAGCGCATAACGTGAACATGCTTCTTTAAGTTCTTTCATGTTGTTAATTTTAATCTCAAACCCCTTATTCATTGGATACATTTCTTGTAACATAACACTAGGATATGAGCTTGTAAAATCAAAACTACCAACATTATTAAGAACCTTGCCAACATGATCAGCGTTAGCATGTGTAAAACCACCTTGAAACGCACGTTTCAACATAGTATATTCATCTGATTCAAGTGTAAGGTTATTCATGATGAACCTGTAACGTTTGTATTTTCCAGAACTACTTTTCTTGTGTGATTTATCAGTAAAGTAACAGGCGTCACCCACTAGCCTTCTTACACGTCCTGTATTGGTTAATGGTATCTTAGCAATATCACCATACTGGTTAATCTGTTCATTGATGTAAGATGTAACAACCCTAACATCATCTTCACAATACAATAGTTCTTCATCTGTTAAAACAGTATCTTGTGTTCTTATCTTGTCATAATCAAGTGAGCCTACTTGCTTTCTAACCTTATGTGATACAAGGTTCTCACCAGTCTTAGCAAGATTCATACCAGATAAGATGTAACTATCTCTAAATTCAATGCCAATAGATGTCAATGCTTTAATTGGCTTACGTTCACCAACAGCAAACACGTTCACCCACTTGAACAGTTTCATCATGAATTGAAATTCAAAACTCATGTTATGAATGTAGCAAAGCAATATATGATGATCATCTAACTTCATCATCTTTGAAACCTTATTAAACAGTTCAATTGCTTCTTGCCACGTTCTACCGTATATAACTTCTGAACCATCACCAAGTTCAAACATCCAAATATACATGAATGCAACTTTTTCATCTTGAACCATCATTGAAGTTGATTCAATATCAAATGAACATTCTACATTATAGTAGTATGTTGAACCATCTTCATCACGTTTTGCATACACACGTTTAGCGTTCTTAATGGTGTTGTGCAGAATGCCATCAACACGTTTATCACTTGTATGAATCATTCTGCAAACTCACCACCTTTAACCGTTGTTTATCTCGTGTGCTATTGCCTGAAATGTATCATAGATACTATTTTCTGCGTCTATCTGTTGCTGATTAGCTAGAATCTGTGTAACAGCGTTAGCAATGCTTTCAACATCTGATAAAGATGAACCAAGATCAACGCGCTGTGTTTGAACATATTCATTGATCTGTTGCCAAACTTTCTGATATTGAATAGCACTAGCGACACCATTCAAGTTATTCAGATACTGATTAACCTTACTTGCAATCTGAAAAAATTCAGATGACTTACTTCTAAGTTCTGAAACCCTATCATATTTAATACCGGTTGCTTTTGCTAAGTCTTTCAGAACGCTGTTAGCACCACGTACTGTTGATGTTTTAGAATCAATGAAATGGTTAACGCGTGATAGTTCACCTTGTAACTCATTGTAGGACTTTCCTTTAACACTGAACTTGTGCCCGCCGTGTTTAACGTAAGATTGATAAGCGGGTGTATCAGTAAGCCCGTTCTTTTCAAGCCGTTTAACACGTTTGTTAGCCATACTTGCCTTACGTGATATTTCAGCTTTCAAACGCTTGATATTAGATTCTTGTTGCTTAGTGTTTGGTGAACCAGTCACCTTAGCACTAGTGCTTAAACCTACATTAATTGTTACGCTATCTTTAGACATGATGTACACCCCGCGTATCATCTTTCATAGCAACATTCATATCAACTAAACCGTTAATGCCTTGTAAGAAACCAAGCCTTGCACCTGAATCTTGAATCAGTGTCATGTACATGAACAGATAGAACATGCTTGCCGATCTTCCATTCTCAAAACTTGATACGCTTTTGAAATTGGCGTTAACCTTATCAGAAAATTCAACCAGTGTTAAACCAAGTTCATTAACACGGTAACTTTTACAATAGTTGCCTATATCCTTCTTAATTGACAACTGTAATAACGTTTGCTTCATAGCAATGTACCTCCCTTGTGTTCATCGTCTTCATCGTCAATATCAAAGAACTTCTTGCCACATTCAGTTCCCATAATGTAGTTTGTCAATGGAATTGTAATAGGAAGTGTAAGAACGGTAAACAATACAAGTTCACCCATAGCGATAAATGCGTTCATAATGTAACCACCTTTTCATAGAATAAGAAAGAACCAAGGTCTTATATGACCTTGGTTCTATTCTACCATGGTGAGAAGTATTTGTAAACCTTCTAACCAATTAACTTGTTAATCACCTGTTCAGCGTATGCCTTAATCGTTGCCATCGTGGTTAGTGGAAACGCAATATCTTCACCATCAACATTAAAGTTAGTAACAGTTGACTTAGGCACACGATCAAGGAAAATAGTAATCTTCTTATCTTCACCAATGTTTAGGGTCAAGGTTGCATGTTCATCACCAGCACCAAGTGATTCAACTTCAAATGCAAGTTCTTTAGCTTGTGCAACTTCCTGTGCAACTTCTGCAACAGTGACAACGTTCTTTAACATGTTGAATTTACGCATTATTATAATCTCCCTATTTGATTGAGTTAGTTAACAACTTAGAATGGTGTTGGTGTAAGATCGCACCAGTCTGCACTGAAACCATAACCATTCTTGCCTTCATAATCGTAGATAGTGAACCCAAACTCATCGTTATCAATTGCAGATGTGAGTTCATCATCTTCAATCATCTTCTTAACAGTTGCAGTCATGAAGGTAGGAAGGTTAACAAGATCAATCAACTTACCATCTTTGGTATCAGTTTCAGTTACCGCAACT